TCACCCCCGCCCTTGGCCGTCGCATTGGTGATCTGGCCGCCATGCGAGCCGATGATCAGCCGCCGCGGTGCGGCATTGGCCTGGCGCCGGACGAAATCGGCGAGCGCGGCGGCGGTCGGCCGGGTGGCCTTGCCGTCGCGCAGCAGGGTGACCTCGTCGGAGGCCAGCACCGGGGCCGGCTCGGCCGGACCCGGGATGACCTGGCCGGTCGGAGTGATCGTGCCCTGGGCGAGCTCATAGGCGGCCTGCTCGGGCGTCAGCAGGATCTGCGTCTGGCCCGGGAGGAGCTTGATCCCGGCGAGATAGGCGCCGGCCTTTTCGGTGATGTCATAGACCTGCGTCGCCATGCGTCAGCCCTTCTTCCTGCCGGAGGAGCCATCCTCCTTGGATTTGACCTCGATGAGGGTGTGCCAGCCGTCATCGTCCCAGACATGCTCGACCGCCTCGGCGCGCCAGGTGCCGCGGATGCCGGTCCGAAAGCTCTCGCCGGCGATGACGTCGGCCTCGGCCTGTGCGTCGAAGCGCCCGCGGGCGAGCTGGAAATGTCCGTCGCCGGTGTTGCGGGTGAGCCGCTGCGCCTCCGATTGCGCCGCCTTCTCGGCCAGCTCCTTCGTCGGATAGGGCGGCTTCAGCGTGAAATCCGGCCCGTCCAGTCCGGTCGGAGCCTCGACCTTCGTCCGCTTGCCGGTCGTCTGGTCGATGTAGCCGGCCTTGACCTTGCCGTACTGAGCCCTGCCGGACGGCTCGATCGACCAGGACGAGCAATCGCTCTTCTCGATCAGGATCGGCGAAAGCGCCTGGCCGCCGGTCGATTTGGCCGCGCCGCGCTTCGAGACGACGAGCTTGTCGCCCATCGGCTTGACGACGCCGCCATGCTCGTCGGCAAGCGTCGTGAGGAAGTCGATCTCGGAGGTATCGATCCGCGCGCGATACGGGATCTTGATCTCGGCGAGATCGGGATCGACGCGGGCCGTCATGCCGTTGCGCTTGGCGATCGCCGTGACGATGTCACCGAGAGTCTTCTCCTCGAAATGCTCGCGATCGACGCCTTTCAGCTTGCGCTTCAGGTCGGCGGCGCTGGCCTGGATGACGACGAACTCGCCGGCGTCGGCATCGCCCTGAAGGCTGATCGACTGGAGCTCATAGGTGCCGATCAGCCCCTGCTCATCGTCGAGCCAGCCGCCATAGGCGACGATCGTCGCCTTCTCCGGCGGCAGCTCGATCGCGTTCTCGGCGTCGTCGAGCTTGAAGGTGATGCGGTCGGAGGTCTGGCCGGCCTCGTCGCGTGCGGTCGCCGAGACCAGCCGCGAATAGAAGCCGCCGGAGACCTCCTGGCCGTTGACCGTGATATGGATGAATGGGCGATAGCCCTGCTGTTTCGCGTCGCTGACGAAAGCCATGGCTCAGCTCCACAGCTTCACGGTTTCGCGGATCCGCGCGGTCGCGGCCGGTGGCTCGGGCAGCGCGACGATGGTGCTGACCGGCAGGATCGGGCCGAGATCCGCCAGCCCCGGATTGAGATCGAGCGTCTGCTCGACGAGACGCTGATCCTGCCGGCCGAACTTGCGCCAGACCAGCAGGTCGAGCGTCATCCCGTCCTGGGCGACCTTGACGCTCGCCATCAGAACAGACCTCCGAACGGGCTGCCGTCGCCCCCGAAGGGCGCGAGCTTGACGCTGAATTCGGTCTTGCGGCCGATTCCGCTGGTGTGGATGTAGCTGTGCTCGGCCCCGACCTCGAGGATGACGACGGTGCCGAAGACGCTGGCCGCCTCGCCCTCGGCTGCCCGGCCGAGCAGCTCGACCGGCTCGCCGGCCGACTGCGTCGCCTTCAGCGCAAGATATTCGGCGTGGCCGCCGAATTCGTGGTCGTAATAGACGCCCTCGATGTCGAAGCTGTCCTCGTCGCGGCCGGTGAGCTGGCGGGCGGGCCCGACGCCGAAGCGCTTGGTCGCCGGCCAGTTCATCTTGGTGACCTCGCTGATCTTCTGCAGCGAGAGCGGCAGGATCTCGAAGACATGCGGGCCTATGGCCAGGATCGCGGTCATCACTCGACCCCGTCGTGAAGCGCGCCGGAAATGCGCTTGCTGGAGCCGCTCGCCGTGCTTCGATTGGCCGAGCTGACTGCGGCTGCGCCGAGCGCTTGGGCGGCCGCAGCAACGGCGGGAACGCCTTTCCGAAGGCCAGCGGCATAGCTTTCGGCCGCCTGCTGCCCTGCCACCGTGAGATCGGTGCCGACCGCGTCCCGCACGGCATCGTTCATGCCGCCGGCAGCCTGAGAAACAGAACCTGTTCCCGATTTCAGCCCCATCGCGAGACTTTCGGCGATCGTGATGCCGGCACCGCCCAGGTCGATCGGACCGTTGAAAGAGTAAATCTCCTTCAGGTTCTTCAACATTGGTACCGACCCAGGCAGGGAACCCGGCCGAGGCGGCGGGAGAGGCGCCGTGGTCTCAGTCTCGACAGGCAGCGGCTCACGCAGCGTGCTCTGCCCCTGCGGCCCAAAGCCAAAGGACTTGAGGCCGGGAGTGATCGGGCCCGGCTCCTCAACGGGGCGATTGAAGCGGGTGTTCAATCGCTTCTTCTGCGCTTCGTTCTCAACGAGAGAGAGATTGGCCTCGTCGATCGCCTTGCGCAGACCGATGAGCATGTCGCGCTCAGCCTTGTAGCGCTCAAGCGTGCTCTCCAGCCGGTCGTTCATCGCCGAGCTTCCGCGCGGCTTCGACCAGTCCATCAGCCCCGCAGTGGTGCGAATCTCCGCATCGAGCTTGGCCACCTTGTCGTCAAAGGCCTGGCGTTCCAGCATCTCCCGGCGCGCATCGGCCAGGCGGCGCGTATCGGGATCATACTCACCCCGCTCGCCGGTCCGCATTTCCTGCCGGGCGATCATATCGGCACTCTTGAGAGCGGCCGGTTTGCCAATCTGGTTGAACGCCTCATTCTTCCCGGAGAAAAGCTCGTCGATCTTGTTGTCGATCGGCGTGATGATGTCGGACAGCATGCCGCCGATCTGCCGCATCCGCTTCTGGTAGGTGTTGGCAAGGCGATCGAGCCGCGCCTGTAGGTTATCTGTCACCTTGACCAAGTCGGACCGGACGGAGCCGGCGGCCGTCCTCGAGATCGTGCCGGACAGCTTTTGCCACTCGCCGCGATAGCTCGCCAGCGCCCGGATGCCGCGCGCGAACTCCATATCGTTGATGAGCTGCGGAATCTTGGAAAGATCGCCTTTCAGCGCCGAGCTTGTCAGATCCTCGAAGACTTCGACGAGGTTGCGGCCCTCTTTCCGGGCCTTGTCCATGGCCTTCGGCAGGTCCACGCCGAATTTCTTGAAGCGCTTCGCTGTCTCCTCCGACATCATCTTTTGCAGAACGTTCTGCATCGAGGCGGCGGCTTCCTCGGACGTGCCGGAACCCTTCCGCATGATCTGAAGCATCGAGACAAGATCGCGAAGGCCTTGCTCGCCCGTGAAGCCCGCAGCCGCAGCCGCCGGCCCGAGGCTGGGCAGATACCGCGCCATGTCCTTCAGCTCGAATTGCCCGGCTTTGCCGCCCGCCGCCATGATGTCGAAGGCACGCTGCATCTGATCGCCGGCGATCTTAAAGTTCGCGCCGACGCTATCGGCGGTGCGGGCGATGTCTTCGACTTCGGCGCCGGCCGCCGATGCGGTGCGAGCGACCGAAGGCAGAAAGTCCATCGCCTCCTTCAGCGAGCGCCCCTGTGCGACCAGGACGTCGAGTCCCTGCACAACCTTCTCATAAGGCATCGCCACTTCCTGAGCGACCTTGAAGGCTGCCTCCCCGATGCCTGCGACGTCCTCTCTCGAAGCATCGGCCGTAACGCCGATGCGCGTGATCGCGCGTTCGGCCTCGGCAAATCGCTTGACGCTGTCTATCGCAGCACGGGCGGTGAAATAGCCGCCAACGGCCCCCTTGAGACCGGGCGTCAGAGCAGAGACCGCCGTCGCCGGGCTGAGCATGCGCGTGGACCGTGCCAGCGCCTTCTGGTCCGCCAGCATCCGCCTGAAACCGCGTGAGAGCCGCGAAGGACCGGCGCTGCGGCCGAGCGCATCGGCTGCATTTTTGGTTTCGCGCATCGCCCGCGCAGCACGCCGCGACCCCCCCGCCAGCAAGAGAAAGTCGCGGCTGAGGCGCTGGCCGCCCTTGGCGCCGTCGAGCCCCTTCGCCGCGTCCTTCACGCCCTTGATGTCGGCCTTCGCCTTGCGTGCACCCCCGCGGGTGTTCGCGATCAGGTCCAGGATCATCTTGACGCGCATATCCATGCGGGGCGGCTCCTATGTGCCGTTGAGCGTCGCGAGCTCGCCGTGCCAGAACAGGATCCGGCCGACCGGCCAGGAGAGCACGGTCGGCAGGGGCGTTCCGGTGCCGCGGCCGACCTCGATGGCGCAGAGCGGCACCGAGGCGAGCGCGGAACGCTGGATCAGTCGCTGGCCGCGGCCGGCGCCAGCGCCAGCGCCGCCTCGATGTCGAGGACGGCAGTCGGCAAGAAAGGGCCGATGGCTTCGGCCACCCGCTCCGAATCGTCCGCCCAGAGCGCCGCGAAGACGGCCGGATGGACGCCGCAGATCCTGGCGCGCAGCCGCACCGGCAAGGTCGCCTCGTCCGGATCCTGTTCCATCAGCTCGGCCACATCGGCGCCGGTCGGCCGGCGGATGGCGATGACGGCGAGGTTCTGGCCGTCGACCAACAGCGCATGCTCGAGCGGGACTGTCGTCGACCAGGCCTCGGGAACGGCCGGACGGATGTCGGGCGCCGGCGCGGCCCAGGACGCCGCCGTGGCAACGGGCTCGGCCGACGGCGCGCGCAGCGGGCGGGCCGGATCGTCCGGCGAGCCAGCCGGCGGCACCACCGGCTTCAGGGCGGGATCGGCGGGATTGCCCATCAGCCGGCGAGGCCCAGCATGTTGGCGATCTGCTGCTGCTGGCCCTGCTGGTCCATCCAGCCGCCGAGCTCGATGTTGAAGCGGGCGATCTCCTGATTGCCGATGAGGAGCTGGTAGTTGGAGATCGACTTGATGGTGTAGTCCGTGCCGGTGAGCGAGGTGCCGTTATGCTCCTCGATCTCGGCACCGATCCGGCCATAGGCGGTGGCGGTCACCTGGATCAGCCGCTCGGCCGCCGAGGCGGCGTATTCATTGGCGAGTACGGCATAGCCGGTGAACTTGCGACGGACGCCGAAGGGCGTCGAGAACAGCTTCAGCACCTCGGGCTGCAGGCCCTTGAGCTTCAGCGAGATCTCCAGCGCCTCGCGGTTGAGCGCGATGGCGATCGCGCCGTTCGAGGCCGCCGGAGCGAAGTCCTCGAAATTCTCCGACATCGCCGGGAGCTTCGAGCTCTCGGTGGCGAGGTGCAGGTTGAAGGCGGCACCGTTGTCGCCTTCGGCGTACCAGTTCATGCCGCGGATCGGCAGGAGGGGAAGCTTGGCCATGGTTCAGCGCTCCGTCGCCGGTCAGGTGTCCTGGCGATCGAGCGACTGCAGGATGCCGTCGGCCAGGGTCGCGTAGTAGGTGAGGTTGCGGCGGGCGCCGAACTGCAGGTCCTGCAGCGGCGCCGGCGGCTCGCGGTCATATTCGAGACGCAGCACGCCGGTCGCCAGCGACTCGTTGCTGTTGAGGTCGCGCTGGAACCAGGCGCGGCCGCCGAGGATGGCGCCCTTCGCCACGAGCTCGTCGAGGAAGCTCTGCAGCGACTGGATGATCGCGGTGCCCAGCGGCACGGACAGGTTCTTGTCGATCGCCCAGTCGAAGCCCTTGATCACGGCATCGTCGACCAGGTCCTGGACGCGCACGACGTTGACGAAGCGGTCGATCGGATCGAGCGCGCAGGTCTCGTTGCCCCACAGCGTGAAGCCGTTCTTCAGCGTCGCGATGCGCTTCTCGTTGAGCCAGTTGGCCTCGCTGTCCGGTTCGCCCGGATAGTAGGAGATCGGCCGCGAGCCGCCGACGATGCCACCGATCGTCTGGTTGGACGGGCTCTCATGCGGCCCCCCGACCAGTTTGTCCTTCTTGACGAAGAGGCCGGCGACACGTCCGGAGCCGGGCTGGGTGACGATCGAGGAGCCGGAGAGCACCTTGACGGAGGGGTGGAAGAGATAGGCGCGCGGATCGTCCGGAAAATCCTCGCGATAGGTCTCGGCCGCTTCCTTTGTCGCGTCCGGCGTGTCGAGGATCTTGATCGCCTTCAGGCGGGTGCAGATGCCCTCGAGCTCGGCGGCGACCGGGTTCTTCGCGTTGCTGATGCGCTGGCTGGTGTAGCCCGGGGCGATGATCAGCTTCGCGGCCTTTGAAGCCTGCTTGAAGGCATGGACGCCGGAATAGTCGGCACCCGAGCCGACGATGTTGGCGATCGTGTTCTCGATCTGGGTCTGGCCGGTGCCGTCGCCCAGTGCGACGCGCACCACCTGCAGCTCGGCGACGACGCCCTGGTCGTCGATCGCGTCGAGCACGGCATCGACATTGCCCCCGGCGCCGAGCGCGGTGCGGGCCTCGGCATCGTTGGTGAAAATCGTGGTGGCGACGTCTTCCGGGAAGACGTCCGGGTCAGCATTCGGCGCGATCAGAACCGCGCCGACCGTCGAATAGTCGTCGACCGTGATCGGGCGCGTGGTCTCCCCGGTCTTGAAGACGCGGGTGCCGTGGAAATAATCGGTCGTGGGCATCGTGCGCTCCGGATCCCGAACGAAAGCGGCGCGCTTGACAGCGCCGAGGCTGGGTCGGAAGCTAGGTGATCAGCGCCATGCAAAAGGCCCCGGACGCGCGTCCGGGGCCTTTGTCGTCCAGAGGCTCAGGTCGGCGGTTCGCGGCGCGTCAGCAGCCCATCGCCTCGATCCACATGGCGTCGAGCGCTGCCGCGTCGAGCTCGAGCGCGGCGCCGATCTGGGTGATCAACGGATCGTCCCGGCGATATTGGGCGGAGTCCTGCCACTCCATCATCGCGGCCGACCGATCCGGCTCTTGGAAGGCTTCGATTGCGATCTCGACCTGCTGGAGCAATTCATGCGCGAGCAGGGTGAGCCGAAGCTGCCGGTGCGTGATCGGGGCTAGGACCGGCGCGGGCTCGACCGGGGCGAACTCGGTGAAGCCATCGGCCGCCGTCCAGTTCCAGCCGGGCTCGGCCTCCTCGGAGAAGACGAGGATGCAGCCGTCCGGCGCGTCGTAGCGACTGTCGATGACCTGCTGCTCGATGCCTTCGGGTCCCTGAATCTCTGAATAGGTCGTGCAGCTGGCCGAAGCTCTGTCCTCGGCGATGCTGTAGCCCACCGGAAGGTCGACAATGTTGACGACGACGCCGTCGGTGATTTCGCAAACCCGCATTGGCTGATCCCCAGTCTTCGATCCCGATGTCACGGCAGCAGCGCGATCACCCGTCGATGGCGGCTGCAACGGCGTCCGAGAGATCGTCAGGCACGATCAGAACGCCATGTTCCTCGCCCGGCTCGGGCACATAGAGCAGGCGCTGTACGTCGCCCGCATCCAGCGCTTCCACGACGATCGCGATCTGCGCGAGCGTAACGTTGACCTCGGACATCACGACCTCCCGACGAACTTGGCGACGAAATCCACCTTGAAGTCCTGGCTCGATCCAAAGTTGTGGCCTGCGACGACTTCCAGATAATCGCCGACCGCAAGCTCGATGGAGCGCGAGGCTGAGCCGAACGGACCCTTGTAGGCCGCCGATCTGGAAACCTGATTGAAGCCGGCGATCGAGGGGCCGCCGTTGAGCGTGACGGAGAGCGACATCCCGTAGTCAGTGCCGATGTCCAGATTGGTATCGAGGGCCAGCGACAGGTCGTAGAAGCCGCCGCCCCCCGCTGCGATCGTCAGCTTCTGGTTCGCCGCGTCCCAGGTGGCGAGGTCGCTGAGCGTGTTCTTGATCGTGCCGAAATTGGTGATCTTGGTCGTGACGCCGGATGGAACGGAGTTGGTCGCAGCCGGGGCCCGGAAGATCTGAGCCTTGATCTGACGTTCACTCGGAAGCGGCGAGACGATGCAGATATTGGCACCGTCGTCGATGGTCGGATACCAGCTGCCGGCGACGAGATCGCCGATCGCCGGATCGGAGCCGTCGCGCCGCTTGATCCGGCGATTGCCGAGCGCGCTGACATTCGCATTCACCGTCGTGCTGGTGTTGGTCGCCGGCGGCTTGATCCAGAGCACGCGGCCGCCGGCATAGGCGGCGAGCGCACGCGCCGGCGCTATCTCCCAGGCGTTCGCTGTCCCGGTCGCCACCGCCCAGCTCCAGCGGCCGGACTGGATCGCCTCAGCCATGCCGTCGACATGCGGAACCCGGGCCGTCGACGTGCCCGCGACGATGTCCGCCGCCCGGGCCAGCAGCGCCAGCCCGAACGCCGTGTCGCTGGCGCTCGCGCTGACCCAGCCTGTCGCCGTGCGCTTCATGAACCTGCCGGAATCGTTCTCGGCCTTGCTCTGGTCGCAGACGAGATGGCCGGCCGGCACGCTCGCCAGCGACCAGACGCCGACCCATTGCGCCAGGCGGTTGGCGAAGCCGGCCCAGGCGCCGGTGGGCGCGGCGCCGATGACATAGGTGTCGCCGAGCGCCGGTGCGCCGGGGGGCGCATTCGAGACGCCGTCGACCACCATCCAGAACGGCCGGACATTGCGGCCGAGCTGGACCTGCGCCTGCGGGTCGATGACGACGGTGATCGCGCTCGGATTGGCCACCGCCAGCTTGAAGCGGAAGGTCGCGATCGCGCTCTGCCCCGAGCTCGGCGAGGGCTTGTAGCCATTGCCCATCTGCGCGACGCCGATCAGCGTCCCGGCGGCGCTGTAAAGCCCGGCCTCGGCGATGTTGAAGCCGTGAGACGGGCGGGAAGAGCCGTCCGGCGTGTCGGCCGGGATCACCGCATCGACGACGATCGCGCCGGCGACGACCGAGACGCTGGCGATCGTCGCGCGGTAGCGCTCGTTGACCAGCGCGGTCTGGGCCTCGTTGGGAACATAGGGCACGCCGTTGGCATCGCCGAAGGCGACCTGGCTCAGGACGAGATCGGCGCCGCCGCCGAGATCGGCCGTGATCGCGGCCTGGCCGGCCGTGGTGATGAGCAAGCCCGTGGTCATGCGAAGGCCTCGATGGTGGTGAGTGTTTCGACGAGGACGGCGCCGCCGAGCCGGGCGGTGCCTTCAGCCTCGTCGCCGAGATATTCGTAGGGCTCGACCGTGGTCAGGCTCTCCTCGAGGAGCCCGACGCCGACCGTGAGCGGGCCGCTTCTGAGCTCGCCGGCGCCGAAGGCAAAGGCACGGCTCTTCGGCTTGGCCGACATGACGAGCGGTCTGATCACCTTGAGGATGCGGCCGATGTCGTCGAGTGTGGTCTCGACGAAGACGCGCGCTGTGCCGCGTCGACCGAGCGGGATCTGCTCGGCCCATTCGGTCAGCTCGAAGGGCCGGCCGGACAGCGCCAGCGCGGAGAGCACGGCCTGCACGGTGCCCTTGATGCGGTGATAGTCCGGGCTGTCGGCGATCGCCTGGCGCTTCACTGTCTCCGGCCAGGCATCGTCCCAGATATCGACCGAGACCGCCCAAGCGAGCCAGGGCAGCAGGACCGTCGGGCAGCGCCAGGCATCCCAGATTGTCTCGATGACGACCGGATCGATCGCGTCGAGCCCCTGCGATTGCTCGGCCAGGGCGCGCTCGAAATGCGTCGCGGAATCCGGCAGCAGGTCCGGCGTCGCCGGGATCTCGACCAGCGCGACGTCGAAGAAGGCCGGGTCGAAGAACGCCGGATCGTATGAGCCAAGCCAGCCGCCGGTCATGAGCTCGACCCATCGGTAATGAGGCCGAGCGCGGCGAGCTTGGTCAGCAGGTCCGCCAGGGCGGAGCCGTCTGCGCGCGAGCCGGTGATGGTCGGCTTGGTAGTGCCGGCCGCACCATTGAAACCAAGGGTGCCGTTCGCTACCCCGAGGATCGCGGAGGAGGCCGTCAGCAACAGTGCACGCGGAAACACCGTTCCGCTATCCGCAGCGACCAGAAACTCAAGCGCGCCGCCGCGAGCGTTTGCGGTCGTGCCGGCGAGGCGGCCGCGAATGATCGTGCGACGCTTATCGGTCAAGCTCGAATTCTTGTCCGCGAAATTGATGTCACCCATCACCGCGGCTTCTGCGTCGGCCCCGCCGGACGACAGTTCCAGCCTTCCCGAACTCGTCCGGCCGCCGATGGCGAGCGTCGTGTTGGCGCCGCCATCGCCGACGACCGGACCGGTCAGCGGGCCGACCGTGACGGACCCGCCAGCGGGTTGCAGCATCAGGGACCGGAAGCCCGAGCCCGGCTTGATCGCCTGGAACCATGCAGCGACGGCATCTTCGAGGCCGATGATCAAGCTATCGTCGGTCTGGTTACCCGTCCCCGTGGCGAACCGAAACACCCCGCGCCCGGCCGCCGCGGCGGTCGAAGCCGCCTCGGAGGTCCCTGCGACGGTGCCACCAGACGTAACAGTCGAGGCGCCAATGGTGCGGATCTGCTTGGAGGCTTGCGAGGCCGTGCCGAAGCCCCACCCGTTGAGGTTGATCAGACCGAGACCAAGGCCGAGGTCGTTTCGCGTGCTGTTCAGCAGATCGCGCGCTCCGCTGCCGGCTTTGGCCCCGAGGATATGCACCCCGTCGAGCATGCCGCGCGCGTCGCCAAGGTCGAGAATTGGCGTCGTGAATGCCTGCGACAGCACCGAGGACATGGCGATGACGCAGCCCGACAGAACGACGTCGAGATTGCCGGCGCCGGTACGCTTGAACAGCGGCAAGTCCTGCGCGCTGCAATTGAAATTGCAGTTCGAGAACATCGAAGCACCGCCGGAAAGCTCGATCATGTGCAGTGGCGAGGCTGCAGGCGGTCCTTCAAACCGGCAATTGGTGAACAAGGCCCAGCCGCCAGCCTGATTGATGAACTGCGAGTCCGTCTTGCCCATCGTAAAGATGGCACCTGAAAAGGTGATGCGCGGCCCCGACCCCTCGAAAACAAGGCCGCCCCGGTCGTCGAAATCAGCGCCGACGACGTGTCCGAAAGCAGCGCCGGCCGCGCCTGGCACCGTACCCGAGTAGAAATACATGGCTTTCGGAATGCTAAAGCCGATCCATTGCGCGATGTGCAGATCGTCGACCCGGCCAATCCGAAGACCGTAGTGCTCGCTATCGCTGTAGATGGCGCGGTGCTCAGTCGCGGTCATGCCATCGAAAGGCCAATGGTGCAGGCGTGTCAGCCGCACGCTGTCCAGCGAGCCGTCGAACCAGACATCCGTGCCGTAGCAACCGATTTCCAGATCGTCGATGCTCGCTCCGCCGCAATTCAAGCGAGCGTCGACACCGATATTGAATTTGCTGATGCGAACGCCTTCGATGCGGAAGCGGGGACAGCCCTGGGCGTAGATCGCCGGAGGATACTGGATGAGGTCATCGCGCGACGCCGGTGCGGTCGGCTGTACCGCGGTGATGCCGATGCCGCTGATCATGGCGCCCGGCTCGCCCGCCTGCATCCTGAGCACTCCGAGAGCGCTCATGTTGAAATCGCCGTCGACCTTGATGATGGTCTTGGTGCGGCCCTTGCCGATCAGCGCTTGACCATTACGGACGGCGATCGCGTTCTTGAGGCAGATCGTGCCGACCGGAAGATCGACGACCTGGCCGAGTGACAACGCCTTCTCAAGCCCGGCGGCATCGTCGGTGACACCGTCGCAAGCCGCGAAGTCCTTCCCATTCACCCAATCACCGAGCTTCTCGATGATCGGGCGGGCGATATAGCCCGGGATTGGGAACATCCCGTAGAGCAGCGCATTGCGCGCATGCTCAAGGACGCTGTCCTTGCCGGTCCTGGACGTCAGGAAGCGTGAGTCGTTCGTGGCTGCGATCGCATCCGGCGTCGTCGCCTTGTTGGCGAGGGCCGCCGCGATCGCGTCTTCACGCGCCTGGGCCGACGCCAGGCTCTGCTCACCCAAAGCCTCCGGCAGGCCCGTGACCTCTTCGAGCGGCCACTGGCCGACGATCTCGTGATCATCGTCCCAGGCCTGCGGCGAGCCGGCGCCGCCGGTCCCGTTCCGGCGGCCGAAGCGCTGCCTATGACGAATGGAAACAGCCATCAGAACCAAGCCTCGGAAACGAGTTCATGCGTGACGGTGACCGTGCCGATCCGTGGCGCGACGAAGAGCGAGGCCGTGACCTCATCGGCCAGCGGCTCGAAATCGAAGCTGCCGACGCCGGCCAGCGCCGCCTCGGTGTAGTCGGCATGGGTCGGGTTGACGTCGCTCGCCGGCGACTGCACATCGACCTCGACGACATTGGCGTCGGTGCCCATGGCGGCGGCCGCGATCGTGTCCTGGCGCAGCCGCCGACCGATCAGCCAGACCGGGCCTGCGACGTCGTCGCCGATCCAGCGCAGCCGGCCCGAGCAATATTGCAGGATGCGCTTCTGCGACTCGGCCTTGACGATCTCGGCCGAGGAGCCCTGGCGGATCTTGAGATGCACCGTGACGTCGAAATCCAGCCGCGTCGCGAGCTCGATCGTGACCAGGTCGCCCATCGGCCGCAGCCGAGGACGGCTCAACGCCTCCTTCACCGTCGCCAGCAGCGCGGTCTTGTCCTCGGCCGAGAGCCCGTCGCGCGGCAGGATGACGACGCGGATCCGCGGCGCCAGCGTGACGCCCTCATCCTCGGAATAGGCGGCGACATCGAGGACGTCGCCCGAGGCCGAGAGCGCCCAGAACAGATAGGCGCCGACCGGGCCGGCGGTGGACCAGCTCTCCGGCGCGAGCGCCAGGCGCTGGCGATAGGTCTCGTCATCCTCCATCACCGCGTCGGCGGTGTCCGTTGCCTCGGTGATGACGCGCCGCGGCGTGCGGTAATAGGTGACACCGATATGGTCGAGCGCGCGGCCGAGCGCGCCGGCGAGCGTCAGCGCGCGGATCCGGTCGTTGATCCGGGCGCGCAGCAGCGCCTCGCGATAAGCGCCGACCTCGAGCACCACCGAGGACGGGTCCGCTTCGAGCAGCAGCGTGTCGATCGCCGGCAGCAGCGGGTTGGCCTGGCGCCGCAGTTCCCATCGGGCCGCGAAGGTGACGCGGTCGCGGGCGAGATAGCTCTCGAAGTCGAGCGCCTCGATGACGTCCGAGACCGGATAGAGCGAGAGGTCGAGCGGAGTGAAGCGGCTCATGCGACCACCTCGACCAGGCCGCTCTGATTGGCCGCCAGCGCGGCGCTCACCGTCTCGCTCGCCGAATAGTCGCCGAGATGGCCACGCGGATAGAAGATGCCCGCGATCTCGAAGGCGAAGACGCCGTCGGCCCCGCCCCGGGTGAGCTTGATGGTGCGCAGGCGGAAGCCGGGCTCCCAGCGTTTGATCGCAGAGGCGCAGGCCGCATAGATCTGCATGATCCGCTTCGACGTCGCATTGCGGTCCTGCAGCTCGAGCGCGGCCGAGCCGAAGGCGCGGCGCATCACCCGCGAGCCCACCCGCGTGGTCAGGATGACCGCGATCGACTGGACGCAATGGTCCCAGCCGGTGAGCAGCTTGCCCGTCGCCCTGTCGATGCCGCTGCGCATGGTGCGTCAGGCCGCCTTCGCGGCCTTGCCCTTCTTGGGCGGCGCCAGCGGCGCGGCGCCGGCGTCGTCGCCGGCCGGCTCGATCGTGCCGTTGAGCAGCTCGTATTTCGCCTGCGCATCGGTGAGATTCAGCACATGGCCGAGGACCGGCACGCGATTGCCGTCCTCGTCCATCCGCGAGGGCACGCGCTGGCCGGCGACGAAGAAGCCGGCGGCGGCGGTGGTCTTGTAGGGCTTCTTCTCCGACATGGAGCTCTCCTTCAAAGCCGTTTGAATTCAGCCGACGACCTGCACCCAGGCCTGGCCGGTGGTGGCGTGGCCGCAATTGGCCTTGTGGCCCTCGCGGCAGACGGGGATGCCGTCGATCGTCAGCCAGTCGCAGCCCTCGGCCATGACCGGGTTGGTGTCGTGCGGCGGGCCGATCGGATGCGGCTCGACCGGATCCCCGAGCAGCACGACAAGATGGCCGGCGACGGTGACGAAGCCCTGGCCGCCGGCGAGCTGCGTTCCGCCGGCCGCGTCGAGATCCTTGACGGTGATCCCCGCCATCAGCCCTGCTCCAGGCGAATGGCGGCGGCCTTCAGCGTGATCTGGCCGGCGGTGATGGTGATGCTGGCGCCACCGACCGAGATCCTAGCCTCGCCGTCCTTCACCGCGACGGTGGCGTTGCCGATCTGCAGGACGTCGCCGTCGCTCTCGGCCGCACCGGGCGACGGCTGTTCGTCGACCGGGCCGCCCGGCAGCACGCGCGAGTGGATGCCGAGCTCGCCGCCCGGCGAGAAGACGAGCACCGGCTCGCCGACGCCGATCTTGCTGAAGCGCGAGACGCCCTGGCCGTTCTTGCCCGAGTGCGAGGCCTGCGGCAGCAAGGGCGACGAGAAGGGCTGGCCGCCCGCGCCTTGATCGTCGAAGCGCACCTTCGTCTTCGCGCCCTGGTTGGATTCGGCTGTGCCGACCATGATCAGCGTGTTCATGCGCCGCTCGAGCGCGGCCAGCCGCTTGCGGATCTCGCGTTCGCCGCTCATGGCTCCGCCTCGAGCGGAACGACGTCGCCGTCATTGACCTGGTAGCCCGCCGGCGGGACATCGATGGCGGCGTTGCCGAGGCCGGCCTGGAGCGCCGGGCGAGCCGGCAGCGCCTCGAGGAGACGCCACTTCACCTCCATCAGGGCGATGGCGACGGCCTTGTCGTTCGATTGCTCCGAGACAGCGACGAGCTGGTCGCCGAGATCCGCTGCCGTCAGCCTGGTCAGGCCGACATAGGGATCGGCCATGATCGAGAGCGAGCAGGCGTCGAGCAGGCCGAGCGCCGCGAGATCCGCCGAGGAGAAATCCGGATTGGCCCGGCCGGTGCGGCCGGCGACGACGACGATCGCGACCGAGACGTCGAGATCGAGATCCGCGCCGGCCGTTTTCACCGGCTTGGCACGCATGAAGCAGACGCGCGCCGTCGGCGCCTTGGTCGAATCCTTCAGCAGGTCGGCGAGGTCGAAGCGGTCGAGCTCGACGCGGACCTCGGTGAAGACCTTTGCGGCGGCTTCGTCCGTCAGCGTGCGCAGCTGGCCGCCGATCGCGACGAGGAGGTCTGAGAGGCGGCTCACGGGAACAGCCTCCGGATATAGCCGACGGCCGCCTGGACGAGCTCGTCGCGGTCCTCGCCGGACAGGCCGATATAGGGCCGGGCCGGCATCGTGACCTTCTTGACCCGGTAGATCTGGTTGCCGATCGAGAAGACCAGCGCCGCGGCGCTCTTCGGCACGATCGTGCCGCCGAACTGATGGATCGCTGCATAGATCAGGCCCGAGCCGATGATCGCCTGCGTGCCCGAGACGACATAGTCGATCGAGCGCGCCAGCGCGCCGGAGAGATGCAGGATCGGCGTGCGGCCGGCCCGGTTCGGCTTCCAGGCCGAGCCGTCCGGCGCCGGGCCGCCGGCGATGAGGCGCTCGCGCGTCGACTCGCGGATGAGCCGGGCCAGCGCCTCGAGCAGCGTCTCGCTCTGGAACGGATTGAGCCTGGCGATGAGCTGCTCGATCCGGTCGAGGCCGGAGACGTCGATATGGATCGCGAGCTCGCTCATTCGAGCTCTCCCGACCAGCGCCGCGGTTCGGCCGAGAAGAACGAGCCGCCGCCCGAGACCGCGCCGCCGTCGCCGCCGGATCCGGCAACCGGCGTCAGCTCGACGATCTCGGCATTGCCGAGCGCAACGTCCTTCAGGAAAGCGAGGCGCAGCTTGGCCCGCTTCTCGATCTCCTCCGACATCCGGTCGGCCGCCGGCGCCAGCTGCCAGCAGGCGATGTCGATCGCGCATTGCTTCAGGATGGCCGGCGTCGCCACCGTGATGGGCAGCACGTAGCGCTTGCGCAGATAGGGGTCGATCATCGCCTGCGCCGACTCGATCGCGTTCGCGACGGCGACGTCCATGTCGACATCGGCCGGCACGAGCGTCTCCAGGTGACGCGCGCCGTAGATCGCCTCGATATCTGCGCGGGTGGCGTAGGCCATGATCATGTCCACGGCGATCGGCCGCCCCGCATGCCGGCGGCCGATCTATCGCTTGGGATGTCCGGGTCCGATGGACCTAACCGGCGGCGCAGCATGCGAGCGGAGCCGGACCCTTCCGGGGGTATCTCGTCAGGCGGCCGGCTCGGCCGCTTCCTTCGCCGGCCGGAGCGTGAGCTGCGGATCGTCGAGGATCTGCTCCCACTGCTCCTGGTCGATCTCGGCAAGGTCGATCACGGTGCCGGCCTGGCTGAATTCGAGACCGGCGCGGCGCCGGCCTTCCTTCGCCGTCGCGGCGACCAGGACACGGCCCGTGGCGGGCTTCCGGCGATCGCGATCGACATCCTGTTCGCCGGCTTCGGTGCCGGCGGCTTTCGACTTGCTCTTCGGGTCCATGACCATCTCCTACGGGCTTGCCAGAGCCCTCCTGACGGAGGGCTCGACGCAAACCCGGCGGATCAGCCGAGCCAGGGCGCGACGACGAGCTCGACGCGGCCATAGTCCAGGTTGGACTCGCCGCCGGCGAGGTTCATCTTCTTGACGATGGTCTCGCCGGCGGAACGGTTCGTCGGACCGACCAGGAGGACGTTCGGCGTGATCGCCAGCGGCGCGCCGTAATCCTTCTTGAACAGCGACATGGCGTCGAAGGCCGATTTGAAGTTGGCCGCGCTCAGCTCGGCCTTCGAGCCGAAGGAGGTCTGCCAGAAGCCGAAGCCCGCCGTGTTGCGGCTGTCGGCGCCGTAGACGAACTCCTTGCGCATGAACACCGACTCGTCGTCCGGGTTGTCCATGGCGGCAAAGACGGGCTTCTGCCGGTTCTGGAAGATGATCGGTTTCACGGCCTTGGTCAGGTCGAGCAGGTACCAAGGCGAACCGCTGCCGGACTGCATGTTGGACACCGAGGTGACCGAGCCGTCCGCATCGAGCACCGGATGGTCCGTGTCGAAGAAGAACTGGCCGTCGAAGCAGTTGGTGCTGAAGCCCTTGGCGAAGGCGGGAAAGATGAGCTCGTCCGGCTGGCGGGCGGCCGCATCGCCGAGCATGGTCATCAGAGGCGAAAAGATGCCGTAGCGATCGTCGAGGATCGCATTGCGGGTCACCTTGACGGTGTCCTCCCAGTCCTCGTTGACCAGGCGATAATCGCCGGCGCTGACGTTCTTCAGCTGGCGCTCGCCGACCCATTTCCGCATGCCGGGAATCTGGTTCAGGAAAGGATAGAGCTCTTCGGCCGTGGTCGACGGGACCTCGGTGGCGAAGCGGCCCCACATCGACGTGACAGCCGCGAGGCCGGCCACGAAGTTGGCGCGGTAGCCGGTGGTCAGCATCCGCAGATTGCTGGAATTGATGATCATGGACCGTCCTCGCGATCAGGTTTCTGGTTGCGGGGGGCGGATTTGAACCGCCGACCTCCGGGTTATGAGCGTCGATCCGGAGTGTTCCCCGGATCGGTGAAAGCGTCTCCGGCGCTACCGCTGCGCCACCCCGCCGATTGTCAGGAAATCTCGACCCAGACGCCGGTGGCCTCGACCTCGAGCACCTTGCCGGCCTTGGAGCGGGCACTGGAGCCGTCGGTCTTCGCCACCGTCTCGTCGTCGACGATGAAGCAGTCGCCCAGCACGCTGGCCGTGACGCAGGCGTCGGACGCCGAGTTCTTGAACTTGAAGACGCCGCGCTTGACCGTGACCGAGAGCGCGCCGGCGGCGCCGGCCGAGTTGTCGATCGTCTCCTCGGCACGGCCGGCCGCCTTCAGCGTGGTCGAGACCGAGCCGGGCACGGCATAGCCGGAGGCGTTCACGGCGACGAGCGCGCCCTGGTAGATCGTGGTCGACGCGGCGACCGGAATGACGAGCAGGTCGCGGCCGCGCTCGATGGTGTCTCTGGGCTTGGTCAACGCCATGGCGGCGCGCTCCTCGTGATGTTGCGGGGATGATCAGGCGGCGCGGGCGGCCAGATAGGCCTCCTCGGAGACGCCGAGGCTCGCGGCCATCGCCTTCTCCGCCTCGGAGAGCTTGCCGGCCGCGCCCTTGTCGGGATCCGCGGTATCGAGCGCCGTGTCGGTGCCGGCCTTCAGCACGACCGGCATGGCGTCGATCGCGGCCTTGGTGCCGTCGAAGTTGGACTTGGCGAGCGCGAGATACTGGTCCTTCGCGGCCGGGGCGATCTTGCCGCCCTTGACGGCGTCGTCGACGAGCGCCGAGCAGCGGGCCGCCTGGGCCGCATCGTCGGCGTCCTGAAGCTTCTTCTCCGCGGCTGCCAGGGCCGTGACGGTGGCGTCGTGCTGGGCCTTCGGCACGAACTTCGCCGGATCGCCGGCCTTGAGCAGCGCGATCGCCGAGACGGCGTCGCCGGCTGAGGCGGTCTCGACCAGGCCGAGCGCAATCAGGATGTCCTTGAGCATGGTGGCTCCGTTCTGAGGTTTTGCGGAAGCGAGCGCCGGCATGCCGAGCGCGGGGGCCGCGACAAGCGCGGCCGCCTTGATCAGGCGGGCGGTGATGCCGTCCTCGCCGAAGTAGAAGGTCGGCGAGATGTAGCGGTAGGCCTTGGCCTTGAGCGCGGCGACGGCATCGGGCAGCCATTCGACCCGGCCGAAGAGGCCCTGCGGCCGCGGCTCGACCGCGACGATCCAGGCGCGCGCCGGCTTGGCGCCGAGCGTGATCGTGAACTCGCTCTCGTGCTCGAAGTCGATCGGCAGTGTCAGGCCGCCGGCGGCGAAGGCCGCAGCCAGCTGCTCGGGATCGAAGCGAAAGGGACGGCCGTCGCGGGCGACGACGTCGCCGCGCGGCGTCAGCTGGACCCACTCGGGCGGCTGGATCTCGCCGCCGGCCTGCGCCGACGCCATCACCACCTCGAAGGCGGCGACGCCGGCGACGAGGCCGTCGGGCAAGGAGCTGCAGAGGGCGAGGCGCTTGTGCATGGCCGCACCATGCGGGCGGCCTGAAACGAAAAGGCCCCGGACGCGCGTCCGGGGCGATGATTTGGTTTCGCCGACAGGATGGACTATATTGGGAGCGCGGTCGAGACAGTACCTCCGTCCCTGTGACGCGCGGGAGTTATGACCCGCCGGCCGCGTCTTTCCTCTTCAGCCTGTCAGCCTGCCATTCCTCGACGCGATGCGCGCTGTTGAGCAGCACTTCCTCGGCTGCGGTTCGCTTCAGCACCACCATGAACGGCTTGCCGCCGACCCGGACGAGCACGCGGAGCTTCCCGCCGCTCTCGACCGCCTCGGGCTGGTCTAGCCCGACCTGGAGCGCCGCCCAGAAGTCGGCGCCGATATCGGCATGCTTCACGCGGATCTTGGCCGCGTCGGCGACCGAGAGCGCGACCGTGCGGCTTGTCGTGTTGAGCCTGGCCGCCAGCGGATCCGGAAGCGCAGCCACCGGCCAGCGCAGTCTACCCGCTCCCTCCTGAGCCGGGTCCAGGCGCCGGTGATAGTCGAAGCCTGCGCCGTTCTCGGTGACATAGCTGAAGACGGGATCCTGTCGCAGCCGCCGCACCGCCTCCCGACGCGCTTCGCTGCCCATGCGGTCAAGCCGCTCGACCAGGCGACGGCCGGCCATTTGCTCGCGGGCCTTGCCCGGGTTGTTGTCCCAGCCCGGGTCGATCCCGGCCGGCACAAGGCGGCTTTCGCCGGTGGACTGGTTCGTCCAGGGGCGGGCGTTCAACGGCGGCCGGGTGAGCTGCGCGCCCTCGCGCGGCTCGGCCCGGGAGCGGACCCGGCATTTGCAGCGCCAGCCATTCGGCGGGTAGTGCGTCGACCACCAGCTATCATCGACCGGCAGCGTCGTGCCGACCCAGGACAGATGCAGCGGCCGCTTACGCTCCGACGTCGAGGTCAGATATTCGAGATAGGTCAGCACGTCCTTGACGCGCTGGATCCGGGCCCAGTCGCCGGCGGCCTCGGCCGAGCGGATATTGGCGTCGTAGATCAGGTCGAGACGGCGGAGCGAGCCGAGCTGGACCTTGGCGATCTCGCCAGTGCGCGGATCGATGACGCGCTTCTCGCCCCACCAGCCCTTCGCCTTCAGCACCGGCACGAGCTCGTCGCGGAACTGCGCGAACGGAATGCGGTCGACGACCGCCTTCCGGGTCGCGTTGCGGATATCGTCGAGCACGTCGAAGCCGGTCGTGCGCGCCACGGTGAAGCCAAGCGCATGTTCGCGCGGCGCGACCTCGTCCCACCGGAAAGACGGCCGCGACGGCCGGCGATCGAAATACTCGACCACGGGCGCAGGCGCGGTGGCAAAGAGGTCTTCAACCGCCATTAAAGCGCGAGCCCCATAAATGGCCCAGGACGGCCGTTTCCGATTTCCGCTCCAACGCCCGTCCGATTTTTTTCAAACCGGAATTCAACGTCCTGTGGGCCATACAGCCCCCTTCCGGCAGGCCGGGTGCGCCGTCAGTCGAGACCGGCATCGCCACGGCCCCGGCCGATCATCGCTCCAATGCCCAGTCGGCGCGCCAGGCGCTGCACCGGCAGATCGGTCCCGAGCCGGTCCAGGGCGGCCTGGAATTCGTCGTAGGAGCTGGCCTCGTCGGCCGCGGCCCGGATCGCCGCGACGATCGGCGCGAGATCCGGCTGCCAGCCGTCCAGCGCCTCGGTGACGAGCTCGTCGACCTCGTCGCGATCGGCTTCGGGATCATCGGCCGCAAGGCGGGCCGGCCCGCAGGACGGGCAGATGCGCGGATCGAGCCGATATGCCGAGGCGGCCGAGGCTCTCTCGACCGGGGTGACCTGGGCCGGCTTCGGCTGAGGACCACCCGTCTCGGACGTCTTCAACAGCTTCGCGCCGGCGGCGGGCTCCTTCAGGCCGAGCTGGTCATAGATCTGGCTCGCCTCGACCTCGAGGCCGCGATCGACGAACTTGCCGACGGCGTCCGACCAGACCTGCAGATCCTTGCGCTCGGGGATCGGGAAGTGGACCCGGGGATAGGCCTTCTGCGGACCGAAGTTCAGATCCACCACCGGGCGGATCAATTGCTGCATCAGCGTGAGCTGGAGGTCGCGGGCATCGGCCTTGCGGATATCGGAGCGGACCTTGTCGAGGACCTCCTCGCCGGCCTTGCTCGAGGCGACGCCGTCGCCCGGCTTGCCGATCACCAGCTTCGAGACCTGCTCGTCGATGAAGCGGACATTCGCCTCGAAGGGCTTGTCGCTGAAGCCCTTCGACTCGATGAGCTCGATCTCCATGCCCATCGGCACGATCGCCGCGGCATCGCGGCCGAGATTGCGCACGGCCGAGAGCAGCACCGCGCGATCGTCGGCCGAGGAGCCCGGCGAGTATTTGCCGAGGCGCAGCGGCATGCCGTAGATCTCGAGGAACTGGGCCCAGTCGCGCAGGCTGAAGCTCTTCAGCATGAACGACCAGGCGCCGACGCGGGCGAGACCGTTGCGGGCTGGCAGGCCCATCT